TTTTGAGCCTGGCGCTGATCTCATCACTATGCGGGATATCCATATCGCCCGCCCAGTAGTCACTGAAGTACGGCACCAGGTCCGGCTGGGCCGTGGCGAGTATGCCTAAGCGTTCGACGCTCATCTCGCGCAAGGTGCTGTACGCCGGGCCGCTGTCGACCACCACATCGTACTGCCCTTGCCCCAGCATGTGCGTCTGCATCTGCCCGTCCTGCGTCTGCGTGGGCTGATTCACTTTCGCCATACTCACCTGTCCATCGGTCGCCACCTGCCGCAATTCGGTGGGGCCGGCGTGCAGCGTGCGCAGGAGGTCCACGAGTTGAATCCCACAGGCACGGATCGACCACGCCAGATTGTCCGGGTAGTTATAGGTAGCCTGATCGCCGCTGATCTTTTGCGTGCGGATCGCCACCCCGCTCTGGTCCCCTTGCGGCTGCCCGACGCTGGGCGCGTACATCCCGAGTGAGGCGCGGATCGCCTCGTCCGCCGTGCCGAGGGCCGCCGTAATGGCCTGGATAGCCGGCTCGACCGTCGCACGCTGCGGGCGCTCCAGCAGTTGCCCATTGACCACCACGGCCTTGTGCAGCAGATAGGGCTGGTAGGCATCGTTGGCGCGGTTCCAGTACTGCTCGTAGCCGGCGATCTGCTCGGCATACAGCAGCCACGGCGCTTTCGGGGCCAGGGCAATCGCTTCCGTCTGGGACGAAAAGAAATAGTCGTAGGCAAGACATGGATTTAAGCTTGCTTGAACCATACCTGTTCGCTGTACTTGCCCATCGACCACCAGCCGGTCCCCTTCGACCCGACACAGCGGGATGTAGAGTCCTGGCCAACGTTGCTTGGCGAGTATCGCGTGTCCACACAACTGCACCCACCAGACCTGGGGAATGTGGCTGACACGGCGCGGCCATGCTGGATTGAGGTCCTCTAGCCCCTCTGTCGGCAAGACCGTGCCGTCCGGCATACGCACCAATTCAGTACGTTCGTGGGTCTTATAGTAATAATCGGCTACCTGGATGTCCTTACCCGTGTACCATTCCCGGTCATTGCCGAGAGCGACCCATTCAGCAACCGAGGGTGGCTGTTTGTCGTACTCGGCCATGAAGGCCTCACGGCTCATCATCGAGGTCACGAAGGCGAAGGTGGCATCCAGGGCTGCGGGGTGCGTGGCCTGCGGGTCCATGAAGACGCTAAAGCGATTAAAGATGGGTTCAATCTTGACGGTCTGTTCGAAGCTCCACGGATCGCTAAACTCGGTCGTGAGGCGGAAATAGCCCACACCAATCGAGGCAGCAGAGTCCAGGGCATTCGTAAAGCTGATGCTCGCCTCACTCTCTTGTTCAATGCTTCGGATGTGGGCTTCTAACAGCTCGGCAATGTTCTTCGTGGCTCCCCCTGATTTGGGCCGCACGCGAATACTCAGGGGATTCTTACGGTAACTATTCACGACTTGATTGAGGTGCTGGCGCACTCGATCCACGGTGAGCAGGGGCGCAGCATAGACGTCGCCCGTGCCTGAACGGGTGGGAGGCGTGTGCTCCCCTGCACGAAACTTCAGCGCATGATGTTGATTGAGGCGTTCGTCATTCTCAGCATCCGCCGCTTGTCGAAACCTCGCCAATGCCGTGGCCAGGATCTGCTCGTCCGTGGCCGGCGCAAGGGCCTCCCGGTCGTCCGTAGTGAGGGGCGCAAGGGTGATGTCCGCCATCAGGAACTCGCTTTCCTCGCTTTGCGTGGCACCTTCGCGCCGGCCGTGCGGGCTTTCTCCAGCCCGATGGCCACCTGTTGCTTCCGGCGTGCCTCGGCGCTCTGCCCTGCCTTGAGCGTGGACGGGGGATGCTCGAACACTTCTGCCATCTGCGCGTCGACAATTTTCTGGGTCTTACTCTTCGCCTTCGCCATCCAGCACCTCCTGATCGGTCCACAGGACCCTATACATCTGGCACCGGCACGTCGGCGCCGGGTACCAGCACCAACACCACCTGAGCGCCCAGGTCGGCACGCGTCCACGATACCCGTGCTCGCGTAAGCACACCGCCCACCACACCAGGCGCGGATGCTGCCACACCCCCGGGGACTGCGGCACGGCAAGCAGGGGGGTGTCAACGGGCATGCTGCCTCCAATAGCTCTCCCGGGCCCAGGGCGGCCCCTGCGGCATCTGGGGCATGACCACGGGGCCGGGCGCCTCCACGCGCGCCACCTCGCCCCCACTCATCACGAGGTAGCGCATGGCGTCCATGAGGTGATCATCCTTTTTGACGATATTGCCGCGCTCATCCCGGCGGTACAGCCGGCACTCCTTGCGCCAATTGGACAGCGACCGACACACTTTCAACCGGCCCGTCGAGAGCAACTCCCAGACCTTGTAGAGCCCCGCTTCCACCGCGTTCTGCGCTTCCGTCAGATGCAGGCCCAGGTCCACATACTCCTGCATGAGCTGGCGGCCATCGCGTTGCGAGCGCCCCCGGGCCGCCGGATCGATGACGCCCGGGATCCAGGCGCCTGGGGCTTGCATGGCCCGGGCATGGATGCTCGGCTCGGCATGCGAGCCGTAATGCTCGTGGTACAGCGTCCAGCGGTCCTGCTCCGGATCATACGCGCCCCACAGCGCCGCCGTGCGGTTCCAGCCGACATCGAGGGCATAGGCCCGGCGCCAGTGCGTGGGGACCTGGAAGTCGTCGACGAGATAATCGTCTTCGGCCACCGGGTAGATCACCCCGGCGCCCAGCACCGGAATCCCCCGGCTGCGGGCATCACGTTGATAGGGCGGGATAGTGGCGAGCAGATCCGCTTTCGTCGCCGCGTCCAGGTGCGGCACATCGTCCCACGTCGCATTGACGATGTACTTCCCCCCCTGCGCCGGCGCCTCGGGGATCTGCCCGTCCGGCAAAAAATGCATGACGGTCTCGGACAGGCCCTCGAGCGGCGTAAACGTGGTCATCACCAGGCCGTTGTGGTCCCCCGTGCCGGTGGTATCCATGGTGCGCAAGACGTTTTCGGCATGGATGGTCAGCGGGGGTTCCTCGTCTTCCACAATGACATCCTGGAAGGTGCCCTCGAACGCTTCGCGGCCTTGCTCGTAGTATTTGAGGGTGAGCTGGGACGCGGCGCCGGAGACGTGATAGACCTGGGCGCTGTCGATGAGGTCCGCCACCGAGCCCGCGGCCCTGGTCACATGCAGGAGGTGCGAGGCCGGAATCATCCCGGTGCCCTGCTGGCCGATCGGCCCGAACAATTCTTCCTGGACGATCTCTTTGACCTTTTTACTGGAGGTGCCACAGGCCCAGGCGCGAATGGGGGACGCGAAACGCCGGCCCTCCCACCAGGCGGGATAGAGGCCGGTGAGATGCAGGACCAGCTCGTAGCACGCGGCGCGCGTCTTGCCGATCCGGTTGGCGCTGATGAACAGGCGTTCCCGGTGCGCCTGCCCCCCGGCAAAAAAGTGCAGGTGCTTGGCGTAGTGCTGCCGGGCGTAGGGGCCGGTGTCGGGAAAGACCGTCCACAGGCGGCCGGTCGACGTTTCGGCGTCGTCGGCCACCAGGAGCCCCGCCAGGGCGGCCTCGTCATCCCGCGACCACATGGCCGTTCCTTTTCGCCAGCAGGGCGGTAATGAGGCGTTGGCGCTCGGCTGCCGGCACCTCGCGGTAGTCAATCGGCCCACCACCCGCCCCCGTGTGTTCGGTGCGCTCGACATAGCCGCGGTCCTTGCCCAGGCGCGAGAGGCAATACGCAATGCCCCAGGCTTCCCCGTTCTGAATCGACTGCCACAATTTCAACTCGGCCGCGTCCACCATCTCCCCACGTTCGGCGTCCCTCGCGGCCTGCACGGTCGGAGAGCGCTTACAGTAGTTCTGCACCGTATCCGGGTCACAGCCGAGGCGCTTGGCAGCAAGGAACACCATGCCTTTCGTCTCCCGTAAGGCCGCAATGACTTGCGCAGCGGTATAGCGTGGCTTATTGGCCATAGTCCGAAGATTCCGAAGAATCAGCCCTCCACAGGTGTCGGCGTCTCGCCCGTGAGCAGCCGGTAGCGCTCCAGCGTCACGGCGACATACGCCGGCGAGAGTTCAAGCCCACACACACGCCGCTGCCGCTGCTCGCCTGCAATCAGACTTGGGCCACACCCCATGAAGGGATCAAGCACCACATCGCCAGCCTGTCCATACGTCTCGTAGACCCACGCGAAGAGCGCGGCGGGCTTCTGCGTCGGGTGCCAGCGGCGTTCGCGCTCAGAATCGCGTAGCATGCCGTTCCAGCGATGGCGGAAGAGACGCGCGGCTGTCGGCTGATTCGTCCAGGCCAGCTCACAATCGGCGAAGTTGCCGGTGGTTTCCTTATCCCACACGAGCCAGCAGGAGGACGCGGGGAGTGCATCGGCGTAGTAGTTGCCACCCCACCAGACGTGCACGGCGTCAGGATAGGTCTCTAAGAGCATGGTAGACGCCGTGATGGCGGTAGCTGGGTTCTCATCACCCAGCACCGGCGCATATTTCCCGACGTCCACGACATGCGAGGCTCCGATGGAGCCTCGCACCTTCTGTGAGCCAAACGGCTTGGCGGCACCGACGGTGCCGCGTCGCTTGTCACGAGCGATGGCATACTCGCCGTACTTGGCCTTGTAGGACTCCCCCCCGCCGACGTGTCCCCGTCGGCGGGGGGCTTTCACCCCACCAAACGGAATAGCGTAGGCTTCCCCGCCACCAACGTACCCGTTGGTGGCCACAATCGACACGCCATAGGGCGGGTCAGCGACCACCATCGCTGGCATGTCGCCCTCGAGCACCAGCGCAATGTTGGCCATGTCCAGGGCATCCGCACACAAAAGACGATGGTCGCCGAGCTGCCACAGCTGCCCCACCTCGACGCCGTAGTGCTCCCGCAGCGCCTCCGCCCGGTCGACCGGCACCTCGCCCTCTTCGACGGTCCCCGGGCCGGTCCCGGCGCCCCAGGTCGGCGGCACCACCCCGCTCTGCTCCGCGAGTTGCGCCAGCATCTGTTGCACCGCCGAGGAGCCCGAGCGTACGTCCTCGAGGAGCGCGGCGAGCGCATCCTTGCTGGCCTCGGCCATGGCCCCGAGCGGGTCATGCGTGGCGAGCAGATACGCCGCTTCGTCATCGTCCAGGTCGAGTAACAGGCAGGGCCACTCCTGCGCCGGGTCGAGGCTCTTGCGCAGGTGGCCGTCGATAATACACAGGCCACCCTGACGTGGGCTGTCGTAGACCAGGAGGGCGGAGGCGATGCCCAGCTCTCCGAGCGTGCCCAGGAGCGCGTCGGCTTGCGCCTGTGGGTGCACACGCCAGTTCAGGGCATGGTCTTGCAGGTCACGGGCCGGGATGCGGCGCAGGTCGAGAATGCGGTCACGCAGTGGCGGCGGTGTCGGAGTGCGTGGCATGCGTCTCTCTCCCATCCGTGCACCGTCTCACCCGGTGCACGGCGGGTGCAGTATGTCTATCAGAGAGTCCCTTGATGGCATGCGAGGTAGACTGTAGAGGATGGACGACCAATGAGTAGGCGCAGTGGTACGTCCAATCAAGAATAATCTCTATACTACTACTTTAGAGATTATATCTCTACAGACGTACCACACGAGCGAGAAGGTACCAAAGTCACCTGAGGCGTGTCAAGCACAAAAATGTGCTACGGATCGGTGGGTGGCTCATAGGCCAGCACGAGGTCCTCCAGCAGCGCCGTGGCCAGGGTGCCCCACTGCTGCCACTCCGCCACGGTGGTGAGGGCGGGGCGCAGCGCCGTCAGCAGACTGCTGGCCCAGACGGCGTGGTCGAGGGTCACCGGGGCGGCCAGCGTCTCGGCCACCATGGCGAACACGGCCTGCACCTGCTGGGCGTCACCAGCGCCCGGGGGTGGGGCATGGCGGACGGCGTGCCGCAGGGCGTTACGGGCCGAGAAGCGGTCGGTCGCTGACGGCCCGGGGCGCCACCAGAGATCGACCACGTTCGTCGTGGGGTGGAGGCGGCGCGGGTCCACGACCTGGGGCGTCTCCCACTCCTGGCGAGCGATCGCGACCTGTCGGTAGCCATAGGGGGACGGCGGGATATCGCGGGCATCGTGCGGCATCCACGGCCACCAGCCGGTGGCGCGGCTGAGTTCCATCTAGCGACCCTCCTGGGTGGCGCGCAGCAACGCCAGGACTTCGGCCAGCTGCCCCTCCATCAGCTCCACCGCCACATCAATCGTGCGCAGGCGCTCCTCCAGGGTGACGATCTCGTCGAGGGGCGCATGGCTGGCACGGTCATACCCCACGAAGAGGCACAGTTCCTCCACACGGGCGAGAAGGGTGGCCAGGGTGGGGGGAGCGTCAGGCATGGCTAACTCCCATTGCGGTGATCGTCGTCCCGCTGGCGTTGCAGCAGGGCGGTCACCACCTCCAGGTTCGTCGTCAGCCGCTCGATACTCACGTCAATGCGGGCAATCGCCTCCACCATCTTGACGTTCAGGGCGACGAGATGCTGGAGCTGGGCATCGTGGTGGGCCAGGTGTTCATCGTGGTCCATCAGTGGTGCCCTCGCGCAAGCCTAAGAGATAATCTGCGGACACCTCGAGGGCCTGACAGAGACGATAGAGCGTCTTGACGTGGAAGCTGAGGCGTTTGCCATGTTCGATCTCATTGTAATTGCCAAGATTCATGTCGAGATTTTTGGCGACCTGTGTTTGCGTCAGCCCTCGCTCTTGACGCACCTGCCGCAAGCGCTGGCCCACGAGCTGGGGATTGATCTCACTGTCGATGCGGTCTGACATGTGCCTACCTCCTTTCTCAAAGAAGTATACACATTTTTATACGAAAGATGCGATATTTTTCTGTTTTTTCCTACAAATACCCTTTACTTCTTATACGAAATATCCGATAATATAACTAGAGCATGACGGAAGGCACCGCGGCAAACGAGACCTTCCGCCACCCCAACCCTTGACCCTGCGAAAGGACCCAGAGTATGACCACGATACACGAAACCAGCAACACGATCCAGTTCGACACCGCCCTGCGCCAGATGGCCGCCAAGGCCCGCACGCGCTACGCTGGCGAAGCGGCCCGCATCGACCGCGGCCTGGTGCTTGCCCTCAATGGTGGCGTGACCCTGCACGAAGGCGGCAGCGCGAGCGTGCAGAGCAGCAGCAACGCGGAAGTCGTGTACACGGTCAATGGGCATTGCGACTGCCCTGACGCCAGCCGGGCACCAGAGGGGCGCTGCAAGCACCGCTGGAGTAAGGCCCTGGTAAAGAAGGCCAGCGGCCTGGCGCGACGGTACTTTGCCACGTACAGTGCGCCGGATGGCACGGACCACCAGGGCATTGCGACCGAGACGCCGCTGGGCTGGCACTTCGTGCCGGAGGACGGGGGCGAGCCCATCTACGCCTCGACCCACGCGCTGGTCCTCGGTGGCAACGTCAAGGTAGCCACGGCCAAGCGTGCCGAAGAAGAGGCGGCCGGCGGATTGGTCGCCGCCGTGTGCCGCGGCTACGCCCGCTAACACCACCCACCGGGGCGCCCTCGCGGCGCCCCACGAAGGAGGCCCTTATGCCCGTCGCCTTTGATACCTATGCCTTGATTACTCGACTTCAGCAGGGGCAGATGCCCCTCGCACAGGCTGAAGCCGTGTCCTTAGCCCTGAAGGAAGCACTTGAGGACAGTGTTGGCCAGCTCGCCACCAAAAGCGATCTTGCTGAGGTGCGCACCGATCTGAAACACCTCAAATGGATGATCGGCGTGAACTGGGCACTGACGCTGCTCATCCTGGGCAAACTGCTGCTCTTCAAACCTTGACGTCCTCCCAAGGTCTCTGCCCTTGGGAGGACGTCAATCCGTCCCGCTGGAGCGGATGGGCCGTACCGGGTGCCCGTCGTGGGGTCCCCCTGCGTCCTCGTGGTCCGGCTCCGGCTCCGGCTCCCTGGCGCCCACGCCTTGGCGGGCGGGCCATTCCTCGACCGCCGTCGCCAACGCCCGCCACACCGACACCACCGCCTGCCGCTGCTCGGGCGGCCAGGCCCACACCCGGTCAATCATCGCCAGCGTGCGCACCAGGATCGGATCGCTCATGGCCTCGGGGAGCCCGAACGCCCCCGGCGGCGGGTCGGGTGGCCGAATCCCCAGAATGCGGTTCAGATCGAGTTTGAGGAACCGCGCCAGGCGCACGATGGTATCGCCCGAGGGCGTCACCACGCCGTTTTCGATCTGCGAGATCATCCCCGCCGTCACACTTGTCGCGGCCGCCAGATCCGACTGCCGCATATGCCGCTCTTCCCGCTGAAACTGCACCTCATCGCCCAAGCGTGTCACCCACGGTTCTGGCATCGCGCCTCCCTTGCCTTTGTCCCGCTGCTTCGCCATCCCCCCTCCTTTCCACGTGGCATCACTATGTTAGTCTCACTTACCTGATGGTCACAAGTACTATCATTAAAAGGGGTAAATTACGGTATGGTAAGTATGCCTTACATAGCCTACACAAAGGAAGAGCGGCACGGGTAAAAAAAACATTTTGTTACGTTATTGACTTTGGTATAGTGCCACTTACATGCATGCACAGCCTGTAGCGGAGAGGAGGGGGAGATGCCCCGTCCCTGTGTTGGCTTACGTGTCCGCCACTACCGCGAGCTGGGCCACCTCACCCAGGCCCAGCTCGCCCACGCCGTCGGCTGTAGTCGTGTCGCCATTACCCAATTCGAAGCCGGGACCTCGACCCCCTCCCTGGAGGTCTTCGTCCGCCTCAAGCACGCGCTGCAGGCCCCCAGCCTCGATGCCTTACTCGTGCCCTGCCCCTGTCACCCGGGGCCGGCCCCGGGCCGGGAGCCGGGGCCGCCGCCGGCCCGCGCCTCATGACCCGCCCGGGCCGCCTGGCGGGCCGCATACAAACTGAGAGTTTCCATGCTATTGTTGCTCTCTGCTTGATAAGACAGCATCTCTCTACGACGCCTGGCGCCTGGTTGCGCCTGGGTGGCGTTCTGGGAGGTGCCTGGGGAGGTGGAGATGTATCGCTGTTCGATCTGCTCCGACGCCCTGCCCTACGTGCGGACGTGTGAGCAGGCCCATGCGGGCTTCTGTCATGACTGTTGGCGCCTCTCCCTCTCTGGCAATCCGCTCGAGTCACGCGGGCATGCAGCCCCCATCCCCCTCGTGGTGGGCGAGGCGATGGCGGATCTCGCCCCGACCCTTCCCCCCGCCTACGAGGCCCAGCGGGCGGCATATATGGCGACCATGGAGGCCTATCACGCCCGGTTCGGGGAGGCGTACGACCAGACGTTACGGCAGCTCCTGGGCCCAGGAGAGGACACCTGATGCCTGAGACCGTCACCATCCACGGCCAGACCTACCGCATGGGCACGGCTTCCACGCCCCTGCATCTGGAGCACATTGCCCCAGCGCACCTGCCGCCGGAGTGGGGAGAAATCGATGCGCGCGCCACCTTTCCCGAGCGCGACTATGGCCGCGCCTATCGCTCGAAAACCGGGCTCCGGGTGCTGCTCACGGCGACGCTCCAGGAACGCCGGCGGTGGCTGCACGTCAGTGTGTCGCACCGCAATGGGCGTCTGCCCGTGTGGCGGGAGATGTGTACGGTCAAAGACCTGTTTTGCGGGACAGAGCGCACCGCGTACCAGGTGCATCCCCCCACGTCCAAGCATGTAAACATCCACAAGGCCGTGCTGCACCTGTACTGCCCGCTCGATGGCCCGGTGACGCCGGACTTTACGGGAGGCGGAGAGACGATTTGAGCGACACCGTGCCCGTGACCTTCCGCTACGCCCTCGGGCAACGGGTGCGCTGGGCGCTGGAGCCGGACGGCCGCTGGCGCGTCATTGCGCGCCTCTACGAGCAGAGTCTGCTCCGCAGCGGCGTGCGCTATCAGTTGCGGGCCATGGACGAGACGCAGGACGTAGTGGTGTACGAGGACGATCTGGCGCCTGTGGAGGACGAGTGATGAGCGTGCTGTTTGTCCACGGGGACGCGAGGGCCATCCCATTGGCCGATGCGAGCGTGCAGTGCTGTCTGACGAGTCCTCCGTACTATGGCTTAAGAGACTATGGGACAGGGCAATGGGTGGGTGGGGACGCGGACTGTACGCATGTGGTCTTTGGTGGAGGACCACCAGAGGCCTCGACACTCGATGGTGCGAAGCAGCGGGGACGTTCAGACGTGACACGCTCGCCCTGTCCCCGCTGCGGTGCCGTCCGGGTGGATGCCCAGATAGGTATGGAGCAGCAGGCGGACTGTTTAGCCTGGGCACGCCAGGAGCCACCGTGTGCAGGGTGTTGGGTCTGTGCCATGCGACAGGTTTTTGCTGAGGTGTGGCGCGTGATGACTCCTACCGCAACACTCTGGGTGAATTGCGGCGATGCGTACACCAGCGGCAACCGCGTCGGCCATGGCACCAGGGTAGGCTATAAGCAGCAGACCAATCGCGGCATGAATGGCACGCACGATCCACAACGCGCACCACAACCGCCAGGGCTGCGCGAGAAAAATCTGCTGGGATTGCCGTGGCGCCTCGCCCTGGCGCTTCAGGCCGATGGCTGGATCCTGCGCAGCGCCATTACGTGGTGCAAAGCTGCACCTATGCCAGAGTCAGTACAAGATAGACCAACGCGAGCCACCGAGATGCTCTTCCTGTTCGCCAAACAGCCGCATTACTATTACGACGCAACCGCTGTACGCGTGACAAGCGGCAATGGCTGGCATGGGAGCACCTTTACAAGTGACTACATGGTGGCCACCAAGCCCGGGTTAGGCCAGCAGACGCGCCAGGAAGCCCCAGGCCGCAATCTGTGGGACTATTGGGTGCTGGGACCAGAGCCACTGAATATGGGGCACTACGCGGCCTTTCCCACCGAACTGGTACGCCGGTGCCTCCTCGCGGGTGCGCCGCAGCAGGTGTGCAGCGCGTGTGGGGCGCCATGCGTGAGGCAGGTGGAGCGCACCTTTCATGGGCAGTACAACCAGCAGGAAGGCGCAGCGCAACGATTGCGCTGCGCCGGTGTCATCTCTGGAGGGACCGAGCGTGTTACGCTCGGTCGTACTGAGTACATACGCACATCGACGACCGGCTTCTCACCCACCTGCACCTGCGCCGCCCCCACCCGCAAGGCCGTTGTTCTCGATCCTTTTTGTGGCTCAGGTACGACTCTTTTAGTCGCCCGTGAGCTAGGCCATCACGGCATTGGGCTGGACCTCTCGCGTGAGTATTTGACACACATTGCCCGCGAGCGTCTCGGCCTTGCTGCGCTGGCGGCCTGGGCCGGGTCTGGCCAGGCGCGGCCCAGCCTCGCGTATGCCGACTTACCCCTGTTTCAGCACGCGGAGGTCACCTAGATGCGCGGCTGCACCTGTCACGGCCCCGCCCTGTGTCCCTGGTGTACGGCGTTGGCCCAGCGCGCCGGGGTGCTGGCGCCGGTCGAGGCGCCTGCCCTCAGCGAAGCCGCCTGGCAGGCTGCCGTGGTGCGGATGGCCACGGCAGCCGGATTCATGTGTTACCACACCTGGGACGCCCGACGCTCGCCGTCGGGCTGGCCTTGACCTGGCGCTCGCGCATCCGACCCCCGGGCATCCGCTGTACCTGGTGGAGCTGAAGACCGACACCGGCCAGTGTACGGCGGCGCAGGAGGCGTGGTTGCAGGCGATTGCCGGGAGTACGGGGGTGGAGGTGGGGGTGTGGCGACCAGCGATGTGGGAGGACATATGCCAGCGGCTACGCCCCTAACCTGGTGTTGGCTGTGCCGGATCATCCCGGCGACATCGTGTCTCGTGTGCTTGCATGCCTGCTGTCAGGGCTGTATCGACGATGCCTGTGGGTGTCCCCAATGCGGGGAAGAACATGGGGAATATTGCTACGGGTGTGGCTGCCCGTGCCTGGATGAACAGTGGGAGAAGACCGACCATGGATAGTCTTCGTGGAGACGCAGAGATGGCCCACGCACAAACACAGATGAACCGTGCCATGGAAGAATGGGAGCGTGCCGCCAGCCCCTATGATCTGCAGATGTCTGCACGGTTTTCTGCCGAGCAACTGCATAGGATGCTGCTCTTGCTGTGTGACTTTTTAGCCGAGGTGCGCGGTGTGCTGCATGACGATTGGGAATACACCGAGGCACATATTCAGGGGAACGCCACCAGTGACGCGCCCTCCATCAATCCGAATGGCACCTTCCTGGAGCCCAATGTCACCGATGAAGCGAATAATTGGGGGAATCGTGGCGCGTTCCTGGGAAGTTATCGACGCTTAGTCGAGCACTTAGGTTTTGTCCCAACCGCAACCATGAGGTTTACGATCCCGCAGGAGGGTGGCAATGAGCAGACCAATCGTCTGGGATAGCCCACCAAGCCCGGCTGATGCCTATTGGGCCTTAGAGGCCTACTGGCGCTGGCCAGAAAATCGTAACAAGCGCTCCATGATGAGAGGCATCAGGGTATTGCAGACCTTAGTCCAAGATCCCTTGCCAGACACGGTACGGATCTACGCCCAGACAGAGACGGATGACAATGATCGCTTCTGGTACAAAGTGTATTTTTTGACCCGCGCTGGCACCTTGAAACGGGATACCACAGGCGAACATCTGGAGACACAAGCGTTCGCCAGGTTTGTGATCAAGAGCCAGGGACTGCAGGCCGTCACGCTCGATGCGCTGATGGCCAACTGGCAGGCGCATATCTTGTGGGTCGATCATAGCCCTATCAGCGCGATGGTGCTGCACCGCTAGTGTCTGCGGCACCACCTTCCCTATACCGGGGAGGATCGCCGCGCGCCGGAACCAGCTGTCCCACCCCAGGCCGGGGGTTAGACGGGGGCCCCAGCAGGGATGTAGACGCGGCGCGTGGATGTCTGCCGCCGTTGGTCGACCCACTCGCGCAGCACATGCACCAGCTCTCCATTGACGCTGCGGTCAGAGGACGTGGTTTCCTCTTCGAGGGCTGCAAGGATATCAGGAGGGATACGAATGAGGATCTTCTTGTAGTCGCCGTTTTTCATGCGGGTCTGTGCCATAGCGTTCCCTCTTGTTCCTGGTATGTCTATGGTATATACTTGATATAGTCTATAGATACAGGACGTATTGTTTACTAACATATATATACCATATAGACGATATTTTTGACAAGGAGGGGGAATGGCCGAGAGAACCGCAGCGCAGGATGCCACGTCCAGTATGCCCCTCAATGATGTATTCCCCGCTGAGGATTTTGACCGCCTCATGCGCGATCTGGCCAAGGTGCTCACCGAGCCAGATATCGGCGAATGGATGACCACGCCCTCTATCCAGTTATTAAGCGTGGTACGCCATCACCCGCCATCGTGGGGCCTGAGTAAAGCCACGTACCGCAAGTGGGGTGGCAACGCATTTGACCTGGAAAAAGCCGTCGATTATTACCGCACGACCCATGACCTTGACGCCCTGGAGGACCTCCCCGCCTCTGGAGTCGATCCCTTTGTGTTCACCGATGTCACGAGTATCCTGGCGCATGCCCCCAGGCCGCGCCGCTGGCTGCTCCCGGGCATTATTGCCGATGGCCTGACCTTACTCGGCGGCTCGCCCAAGGGTGGCAAGACGTATCTCGCCTATGCCCTGGCGCTTGCCGTCTCGCACTATGGCCGCTGGTGCAATCATTGGGAAGTCGAGCAAGGCAAGGTGATCTACATCACCCTGGAAGATGACGAAAACGATACGCACCTGCGGTTACTAGAGCTTGACCCACGTTTGAAGCTCCAGAGCAATCGCCTGATCTTTGTGCATGGCCAGGAAACGATCCCGAGCTTTGGCAGTGGGCTGCGAGAATGGCTTGAGGGGACGTTAGAACTGCATAAGCCACGCCTCATGATTATTGACCCGATCTCCTATCTCTATGTGCTCAAAAAGACCGGCAGTCAATTTGAAGAAACGAAAGACATGCTCTTCCCCCTGCAATGGCTCGGCAAGACCTACCAGTGTGCGATTGTCTGCCTCGATCACCGCCGCAAGCGCTCCCGCGAAGATGTGTCCATGGTCGATACCTTGTACGGCAGTGTCGCCAAGCAAGCCGTCCCGAGCGGCATCATTATGGTCAACCGCGACCAGAGCGACATCGAACTCGACATGACGATCCGCCATGGCCAGCAGCAGAAAGAGTACGTGTCGTTCACGTTTGAGAATGGGTGCTGTTTCCTGGCGTACAAAGGCGGCGAACAACACCCCATGAATCAGAGCGAACTGCGTATGCGCGTCCTCGACATCTTGCAGGCGTCACCTATCCCCATGGCGGTGCCGGATGTGTTGCTTGCCCTGGATCTGCCAGACACACGCCAGGAGCGCAACATTGTCTTCCAGATCCTCTATCGCGCCATGAAAGCACGGGAGATCGAGAAGACCTCCAGGGGCAGGTATGTGGTGAGTACGAAGGAAGACTAACGACATGTACAACGAGAAAAACATAAAGAACGTGTACAGCATGTACAACGTGTACAGAGAAGTTATGCTAATTATAAAATCAGTACGGTTAATTTGTACACGTTGTACATGTCGGGGTATTTGTACCCCGTGTACATATTAATTGTTGATATGAAACGAGTTACAGCCATGTACACGTTGTACATGCTTTTTATGCACATGCTGCCCGCGCACGTGCGTGAAGACTTATAAATTGTGAGGAGACACATGCCTCTGCTCATGCTCCGAGATGGCAGCGGTCTGGTGGAATGGGAACCGACAACGGCGCTGCTCTGCACAGTCTGTCGCATTCCCTTTGTGCCGAACCGTGAGGCCCTCGAAACGATCAATTTTATGTTTGATATGCAGCGCGACGACACGCTGGCAAAGGGCGAATACTTTTATCTCCACAAGCGCTGTACACGGGTCGAAGGGCGCCTGCAGGTCTTTTGGGGCGACTTTCCGATGCGATGGGTGCTCGGTATCGATAAGGCACTGCAACGCACGGTCGGTTCGCTCGCAAAGCAGTTACGTAAGCGCATGCCTCCAGGTGTCTATGATCGCCTCTACGCGGACTGGGCACCAGCTCTCCCCTCGCTGAAACGTGTCCCAGCCATCAGGACACAGCGCCAGCATCAAGCGCGTGTGCTGCGCGAAACCCGCAAACTGGCCAGCCGCTTTGTCATCCTCCAGCGTGACAAGTTCCGGTGTCGCCTCTGTGGTGTGGCCGCAAGTGACGGTGCACACGTCCGGCTGGAAGTCGATCACATCATTCCGCGAAGCAAGGGTGGGAAAGATAGCGCAGAGAACAAGTGGGTGCTCTGTTTCGCGTGTAATAGGGGGAAAGGGACAAAAGATCTATAGATATATCTCAAGTATAGTGATAAAATATACGATACGTAGTGTATGACCCCAACGACGACAGCCCCCTGACGATAGGAGCCCTGGATGACGCCCCTGGATGATCACGAGGAACGCTTGCAGCACCACGAGGAACGCCTCCGCTTCCTCGAAAACCTCATGGCGCGGGTCGTGGCCCTGCAAGAAATTGTGGTGGATTTGTTACAGCGCCAACGTCGTGATGATGAGGCAAACGGACGCTAAACACCACAGGCCACCCCCCTGGCACAAGGAGCCCCGATGGAAACGGATCGCTTGGAAGCACGCATGGAGCGCTTACTGGAGACGCTCGCGATGACGCAAGACCGGCTGGTCGAGCTCTCGGCGGACGTGAACGAAGGCCTCCAGCGCATGGAAGCGGTGCTGCGGCAGATTCTGGCTGCCGTCAGCAAGGACGAAAGGAGACCCGCATGTTGACCCCCGAGGAACAGACCGCGTGGGAAGCCTACGTGGCCGAGATGGCCCAGCGAGGCGTCGAGGTCGATCTCAGCGACCTGCTTGACGTGTTACGCCGCCTCGATGCGTCCGCCGCTGGCCAGGTGATCGCTGCCGCCCTGGGCGTCGGCACGATGCCGCTCACGGACCTGGCGCAGCGCCTGACCTTACAGACGCGCGCCATTGTGCAGACGGGCCGGGTGCCCGCCTAAACGACGACAGGCCACCCCCTCCCGCAAAAGATAGGGCGGCCTGCCTGACTCCCCAAACTCACGAAGGAGAGTGTGATGGCAATCGTAACAGGAACAATCCCCGCGGTACAAGCTATTATGGAAACGTCTGAGGAAAAAGAGTTTTGGACGGTGGTGCGTGAGCACGAGAGGCCGCCGTACTACCACGAGCACGAGGGTCTCAACAATCGCCTGAACCTCGCGGCACGCCTGGTGTACGAAGACCATGTGCATCCACAATCGGATGGCTCGTTTCAGGTCGATGGCTCCGGAGGGCGCTGCTACCGCGTAGCCGAGTCCTGTTCCTGTCCGGCCTCGCAGAAATCGAAGTCGAAATGGTGCAAACATATGGTTGCGGTTGCCCTCTACGTCGAATGGCAACGCCGCCTGCGCCCCCTGGCGCCCACGTTCAGCCCGGTGGCGCTCGGCACGCGGCGCGCTGGCACCGCCCCCATGCCCCGTGACGAGGATGACGAGGCGCTGGGCAACGGTTTCCCCGTCGATGACGAGACCTTGCCCGTACCCTTACCCCCGGTGACGATGGACGCGCGCCTGGCCGCCGCCACCGCCGAGAGCCGCGTCGCCTGCGCCCTGGCAGCCCGTGAGACCCACGAGGAGGACCGTATGACCGAAGACGCTGAGGCTTACATCCCCGCACCCGACGACGCGCCCGACGGCTTTACGGCTACCGCGGCCGATTTCCCCCGCTTCGGCGCGGCGGCCACGGCCCCGGATGGAGCTCCGGGGCAGGCCGTGGAAGAGCCGCCCGCCCCTGCCCCGCTGCGTATCCCCCGCGAGTACACGGTGT